ATATAGCACTATCTACAATTGTTTGAATGCTATTTTCATTAATGGTTGTTTCATTTACATTATATGTTACGTTACTTTTTACTTCTATTCTTAAAAATGTAGGGTCTTGCATAACAGGTTCTATAGTTAATGGAGACTTAGGATTAATAAAATTAATTATTTCTTGTTTTCTAAATGCAGGTAATGTATCATAAGTGTTACTTGATACCACCATAACTACTTTACCAAATTGAGGCGGATTGGCTTCATCACCTCCATAGACCACCATATCTGTTATATCACCAAATTCATTTTGTACCATTGTTTTATAATCATTGGATGTAACAGCTCTTTCTTGAGTTGTTAATGCACGAGGCGCTGCAAATTTAATATCATCTAAAGATTGGAATTCTTGTCCACCTGCAGATCTTATTTGTACATTTGCTGCTACTGTACTATAACCACTTACTGAACCTGATATACTAAAAGTATTTGCTCCGTCTGCTTCATTGCCACTTGCTACTCTATAAGACGCTTCTACAATATTACCATCAGTTAGTTTTCTTCCAAATGTGTCATTACCAAATACTAATTCATAACTACCATTTGCAGCAGGCTGTAAGAAATAAACATTAGATGTGCTGGTAACATCAAATAATGTATTAGCTCTTGTCCATTCACTATTAGTTGTATCTGTATTAGATGTTCTAACTGATACACTAAGACTCGTTGTATCCACATCAAAATTATTAATATAGAATGTGTTAGATGTAGCATTAGTATTATAAAATTCTGTTAACAACTCACCTTCATGTATTGCTACATTAGATGCTGTATAACTATTATTAGAATATACAGACACAGCAGAATTTGTTGAAAAGGTATAAGTGTTATCCCCAACAGTAGTTGTAAACTTAGTTAACCTTGGTATATTAATACTGTGAGGACTATCACCAGGTGTTATTGTTATATCTACATATGCAGTGGATGATCTGTAAGATGTTGGAAGATAGTTAAGTGTTTTAGCATGTGAGTAAATACTATCTCTTATTTGAGCACTATCAATAAACATTTCAGATGCTACATGATTAAGATATATTCCATTATAATATGTATTGTATGAAAGTACATCTAACAATACATTCATATTAGAACCTTCAAAATCATGATCAGCAAAAAGTGATTGACTTGATAGATATGTTTTTAAATTTGATTTAATAGTATCAAACTCAAGGTTAGCTACTATAAATTCTGCGTTTGATGATGTAGGCATTATCTTGTCCTCTCGAGAACGAGCTCTAGTCTAGTTGGTTGTGTGGCATTTATTATTCTAAAAAGAATAGATATTTGTATTGCATTACCATCTATATTTGGTACAACTTGTATATTCATTAATATGGCTCTTGGTTCAAATTGGGTTATAGTTTCTTCTATATATTTTTTTGCTAATAGCTGCGTATCTGGTGTAAAGTTTTCAAACAATAACCCTCGTAAACTACAACCTATTTCAGGTTGGAAAGGTCTTTCATAGCGATCGGTTAGTAATAAATTTCTTACAGATTGTTTAACAGCATCTTCATTAGTCTTTTTATTTAATTGACCATTATCAGCATGCGCAGAGAAATCAGTAAAGAAATCTGAATAAACAACTTTCTTTATTGTGTTTGCAGTTAATGATTGTGTCTTTGACATACTTTGGTCTACCTTTATCTTTTATTTATGCTAAACTTCTATAGTGGTTGTTAACTCTTGTAGAGCAGGAGTCAGATTTTCTACTGCAGATTCTAAAGCAGGTGTTAAATCTTCTACTGCAGATTCTAAAGCAGGAGTTAATTCTTTTATTGTAGCTGACAATTCTTCTGTTGTAGATTGATATAAAGGTCCCAACTTATTAATCATATCTGTAATTTTAGGCTTCAATGCTTCTATATCAGGAGCTATTGGTTCTACACGTGAATCAAAACCTGGTACTATAGAAGGTACACCTTTTTTAATTAACTCTTGTATTGGATTACCTAAAGCATCAAAAGAATCTTTTAATTGAAAATTACCAAATGTTTTAAATGGATTTTCAAGTCCTCCACTAATACCTTCTGTAAGACCACCTGGTACTTCAAATCCTAATGCAGCTGTCCCAGCACCTATATCTGGCATCATAGTATCAAAACCTGAGATAGACACTTCACTTAATTTATTACTAGCTACATCCAATGCAGATGTAACATCAAAATTACCTAGACTACTTACACCAGGTACATCAAACCCTGTAGTAAATTTATCAAAGCCACCAGTTGGTAATGATAGACCACCACTTATAGAAGGTATTTCTATCCCGTCCATGACACCTTGTAAACTATCTGCTAAAGCTGGTGTATCAATTGTCTCCATCATTTTTTCTGTCATAGATGTTAATTTAGGAGCTAGTGCTGTTGCTTTTGCTGAAAGTACTTCTGTTTGTTCTGTTAAAGTATCTGTAACAGAATCAAATTGACTTGTTATATCTTCAGGAGATAATGCTGAAAAATCTACATCATCCATTAACGCCATAGCATCATCCAACGTCTTCTTTTGCAATTGAAGTTCAGGTGCTTCTCCAACTGCTGCTAATTGTGCTTTTAAATCTGGTATACTAATTGGCATCTTTTATCCTAATTTAAATCTATTCTTGCACCAACTACAGTTACATTGGCTGGTGTATTTAATTCTATATTACTATTAGCATCTATATCTACTTTAGTTGTGGCATCTATATTTAAATTATCACTTGTTTGTATATTGGTATTGCTTGTAGATTTAACATTAATATTGTTTGAAGAGACAATACTCATATCATCAGTTGATACTATTGATGTCTTTTTTAGAACTTTTAAACTATCATTATTAAAAATTGTGTAGTCTCTTTTACCTTGTATTGTTCCTTTTTCGTCACCTTTAACATTAAGTTGGCTACTACCATCTATTATAGTATTCATATCTTTAGTAACTCTGTAAGCACTTTTACCATTAATTTGAGTAGAACTATCTGTTATAACTTCTTTGTGTTCTGATCCTTGAATCTTTGTCATCATATCACCTTTAACATTAAGGTTAAAGTCCCCATCACACTCAAAATATATGTCACCACCTTTTTGAGTTTTTTTATCTTTATTAACATACAATCTAAGATCAGATTGGTTAACAGTTATATTTACATTACCATTAACCATCATATTTTTATCACACAATACTACTTGATAATCATCACCAATAATTTTTGTTACTCTTGTACCATTAGGTTGTATTTCTGTGAACGTGCCACTATGATGGTATTGATGTATTCTTCCAGCTTTAGGTGAATCGTCTACTTCAAATACATGACCTGATTCTGAAACATTAACATGGTTAAGTGGATACTTAGATTCAGTACCGTACTCTGGTTTGGCTTGTTTACTTCTTACATCAAATAAATTGTAGGGATCTTTTTGTCCATATACTTGACCACCATATCTTGGATTAGGTTCATTCCATGTGTCTCTATTCCAATATGTGCTAGGATCTTTACCTACAGGAGCTCCATCTTTAGTAGATTTCATTCTTGGTGGAACAGCTTTAGCTACATCTAGTTGTCTGTAAATAATTTTAGCATCTAAAGTATCTTCTCCAGATCTTGTATTAATGTCTAATTTTTTTTCAACTATATCTTCTCCTCTAGCTAATGCATTAACATCAGACTCTCCAGGTGTATCTATTATAGGATATATTCCATTAGGATCATTAAAACCAAAATCAGGTTTAGATGGGTCTGTTGGTGCACCAGGTAATGTTCCAAGTATCATTGGTTGACCAAATTCTTTTCCATCTACAAAAAAACCAAAGACCCATGTACCTTCTACTGGTCCTGTAGGACTTAATCCTACACCACTTGTAGATGCACTAGTGTATGGCATAATAGGTATTGCCCATGGTAACTGCTCTGTAGATACATCTTCTTTATTATCTGGATGTATTCCATAAGCTCTTACTTTAATTCTTCCCATTTTGTTTGGATCGTTACGGTCTTCTACTACACCTATAAAGTATTGAAAATTACCAAATGATCCTGCTGAATATTGTTTAGCCATTATATAATCCTATATTTTTGTTTGTACATGATTCAATCCACCCTTAGATAAACTTAAAGTAGTATTAAATTTTTCATTATCGCATACATGTGTCAATGCTTGTACAAGCCAACTTCCACTATACATGCTAGACTCTCTATCACCACTTGTTCCTGCTTCTGGAAGATCTAATTCTATAACATCTCCTACATTCAATTCTGTGTCACCAGGTACTGTAATGGCTATTTTATAACTATTTAATAAATTGGAATAAGCTTCACGAGTGCCAGCTATTCTTTCTATATTACTTTCTTTAGATGTAGAATCTTTTGTTACTAAGTGTTCATAAAATGTATCTTTAGCAATAGTATCAAAAAATTTATTTGAATAGTTGAATATCTTACCAGGTTTTTTAAAAGAATCATATTTTTCATCCATATTAAAAAATACATCTCTATGGTTTTTATCTACTAAATTAATTGATCTTACAGTATGACTAAAGAATCCATTATTAATTCTCTCAGATATACTTGGCATTGTCAGACCACTAAGGTTTTGTATATTTCCAATCTGGTTCATTCCTTGTGGATCAGTAGCAACAGTTTGAGGAGTGTATGAAAACTTTCGTCCTGTTCCTTTATTAATTTCAATATAACTTTCTATGTTACAAAAATGAAAGCCTAAATTGTTTTCAAAAAAATAATATAAAGAACCAGGAAAATTAGTACCACCATATGCTTTTTTACAAAGCCAAAACATAGCTGAAGAAATTTGAAGACCAGGAATAATAAAATCTTCTGTACCTACACTTGCAGAATTAAAAAATTTTCTTTCTTTCCACTCTACGCCTTTTGTATTTTGTAATGTTTGATATTTAGGATGTTTAATTAAACCATTTTTCCAAATAGATTCAGCACAATCTGAGATTGATGAACTATAAAATTTGTTAATATTACTTACATCATTAATAAGTTTTTCTTTTGTTGTACATATTAAATTATAGAAATTAGTTTTTTGATGATCGTCAGAAACAACAGGAGTAATTGCTACTACATGATATAATAAATCAATAGGATCACGACCAGGAGTATATAATTTTATTTTAATAAATTCTTCACCTTGTAAACCTTTAGAACCTAATCTTTCAAAAATTTGAGTAGCATCACTAATACCTATTGCCATAGTCATAAAAGGATCTGCTAATGATTGAGTTATGTTTATAGTACTAAATCTAGATGATAAATCTACTACTTCATGAAATTCTGGACCACTTTGTCCATCATCTAATATTTTACCTAAAGATAATTCATCCAATACATAAGCACCAGGTGAAGTTTTACCTTCTTGTTCTGTAGGATCTACACTTTTTTTTAAATCACCATAATTCATATCTATCTACCTATCGTTTAAAGATACTTTTAATACTCTATCAATATCTGGTAAGTATGCTTTATTAACTAATTTTATATTTCTTCTATTATCATTTATCTGGTCCCAATATGTATAAGCATCAATAGCATCATAATCACTTGCAGATACTCCATTTGAAACAGTTAAGGAATTAGCAGACACTGTTAAATTTTTTGTTTTATGTTCACAATGTATAGTGGTTTCTTTAGCAGCTGCAAGGCTGCCATACTTCTTTTTAATAAATTCTTCAAATGTATATGTATTCATTACCCATTCAAAATATGGATCTAATATTTTATTTGATAATAATACCAACCAGGCATAACTACTACTATCATAATAATCATGTGCTATTGTATCTGGTTTATCATGATCATCTATAACATGGTTTAATAAATCTAGTGTACCTTCTTTAACCATATTGTTTAATTTGAATCCAATGGCAAGATTTGTAATCGATTGATTTAAAAATGTTGTCTGAGGAAAATATTGAAAATGTGCCATCTGTTATACCTTATTTTACGTTTGGATTACGACCAACGAAATTTTGATTGGGAGCTCCAGCACCTGCTGGTTTATGACCAAACCGCGTGTTTGGGTCACCTGCTGCAACAGCACCTGCTGTTGATCCCTTGTGTCGTTGTTTAGTAGCAAAGCTACCTTTACCCACAGGTCCTTTTTTATTACCTGAGCCACCCATAGGCATACCAGTAGGCTCAGCATTTGAACCCTCTGACATTGCAACTGTATCTTCAGGATAATCTTCTCTTGTATGAATAGTTGTTTCTAAGAAGTCTACTTTAAAATCTACATGAGTAGGTGCACCTGTACCAGCATAAAAAGATGGTATGTTATCAGGAGCAAAATTAATAGTAACATTTTTTATTACTGCTGTTTTAAATTCATACATTCCATGGTTAACATTATGTCCTCTTATATAAATATCAACTTCATCTGGCATCTCTAAAGTTAAATTTTGATTGGTACGTGCTGGAAGCATTCCTCTTTTAAATGTATTAATAACATTTTTTAATATAATAGACTCTTGCACATTAGCTGGGGATAGTCTCCAACTAAAGCTATGGTTTTTTAAACCTACACCTTTAAACAATGCTGATAAATGAGGGTTAGGAACACTACCAAAAAATCTTGCTAAACCAACTTTTACACCATCACTTTTTTTTCTTATCATATTGGTTAATGCTAATGTAGCTATTCCTTGATTTTGTTTTATACTATTAAAATCTGCTTTGGCAGCATACTGTCCTTGTTCAAACGCTTCCTTAACTGTATTTATTGCCATGTCTTTTATAGCCCCTACCGATTGTAAATCAGATATGGCTCCACCAAGTGCACCCAATTCTAATTCAGAATATTGTGCATCCATAGCATCTACTAATTGAGAAGGGACTGGTAGTGATATAGATTTTACTATTCTAGTTGGCCTTGCTCTTATATTAGTTTTCATCATAGAGGATTTTTTAAAATGAAACACCATAGCATGAGCAGCCAAGTCACTTGGAAAAGCTAAATTATTTTCTTGTTCTACTTTTAATTTAGACCTACGAATTACACTACCCACATTACTAAGTAAAGGATTTATACTAGATTGATTGTAAGCGCCTTGTACTTTTTTTAAGCCAGCATTTACCCCATCAGCATTTAAATTTTTAGTAGGTTTAGTTCCATTGTTTCCATTTGGATTAATTTGAGATATGCCTAGGTTTGCCATTTGTATTTCTTTCTTGTTTATTTCTTACCTAAATATATTTATGAGTTATAAAGGTAGATATAAACCAATAAACCCATCTAAGTATAAGGGTAATCCTTCTAACATTATTTATAGAAGTTTGTGGGAGCGTAAACTTATGTCCTATTTAGATAAACATTCGGACGTCATTCAGTGGTCAAGCGAAGAATTTTGTATTCCTTATAGAAGTCCTGTGGATAGAAGGCTTCATAGATACTTTCCAGACTTCTGGGTTAAGAAAAGGTCTAAGAATGGAAACATAAATACCACAGTAATAGAAGTAAAGCCTAAAAAGCAAACATTACCACCTGTAATTAATAAACGTAAGTCTAAAAGTTATATTAGAGAAGTATTAACTTATGGTGTTAATGAGGCTAAATGGAAAGCAGCTTTAGAGTTTTGCAAAGATAGAGAATGGGAATTTAAGATTATGACAGAGGACAATTTATTCTAATGGTAGCATATGTATTTCAAAGATTACTTGA